TGGTTCTGAACAAAGTGGACAGCGTAGTAGTGACCAAAGACAAAGTAGTCGTAAAGCTGGTAAGAAATCACGACACGATTAGATTAAGTGCAATTTGCAAGTCGGATACCATCAAGGTTCCATACTATATTAAAACAACCGTAAGTCAAGTTGTAAGGAAAGACAAGTTTTCTATCTTCTTACAATTATTTTTTGTTGTTTTTATTTTATATCTCCTAGCACTATTGTTTGATAGGATGTAATTGTGTATATTTGTTATGTCAGAGTGGTTAACTGACATTGTTTTCATTGTTGTTGTGTGGAAGAGGGGGCATTAGCCCCCTTTTCTTTTACATATCCTTATTCTTCCACTGAAGATAGCACACAGCCAAACGCTGCTGTTCATTGGGGAAGTCCTTAACCATAACTGGCGTGGATACACAACGAGAGATGAAGTCATTTTGCTTCTCCTCTTTCTTGGGTTTCGGTAGTGGCATATTGATTTGTTTTAATACATATACAAGTCTCCTTATTGCAATCACCGGGATCGCAATCTACAATAAAGTGAAATCCTTGATGCTCGTTAATCATTTCAGAAACTGCTTAAACATTTCGTTAGCGACAAAGGCCGAGAAGAATGCTACAAAAATGTTGATTCCAATAAAAGGAAATGCAATAGCAGATACCCAGAATGTCATACAATAAACACAGTTGAATGGCTTGAAGTTAAGCCAAGTTTCAATTAGCTGCTGGGTGTAATCAAAAACGTACACACCTACAACTGTTGCTGCAATTACAACACTCCAGAATGCTGCATCTAATACTTGATCAATCATAAATCTTTACTGATGTTATCGTCCTTTTCAGAACGGATTAATTTATTTACCCACTCACCATCATCAAAGACATAAGCCCTTGTTTTTATCTTCTGTCCGTAGGTATCTGACCAAGATAAAGATTTTAATTTATTTATCATCGTTGTCTTTGCCATCGCAATAACAAGATTTGCAGCACTGCGTTCCTCTTCGTAGTAAACCAGAAACTTCTCACAGATACGCATAATAGCTTCGTCTATCATCGCCTGCTTTAATTCCTCGTCTTTGACCACAAAGAACGTATTTACGGCATCATTGCATCTATCGAGTATATACCTACCAAGTGCCTCGGTAAGTACGCCAGAAGCCTTGGAAATCTTTGCCTCCTCCTCGATGTCACTCTTATCGTATTTTGAGTTCTGCTGACGCACTTTCTAGTAGTGTTATGATGTCTTCAAGATTATCAAAAAGATACTGCATATCTATTCCTGTTGCCATTGCTAGAGAAAGAAGAGTAATCTTTTGCTTTGCTATTAACATCTTTTTAATTGCACGATATATATCTATTTGCTCATCAGGAGTCAAATTCAAAACTTCTTCCATAAGGATTTACTTTCTTTCCAAAGGCTGGATCAATCATTGTTATCAACTCAAAGATTGCATTGTTTAATGCATCTATTCTCTTAATCTCGTATTCACTCGTCTCATTTCCGATATTTGCGTATAGGCTTTGTGACTCCTTCAGAAGAAAGTCTATCCGCTTCTTTGCTTCTTCGTCTTGATAGTATCTCGACTTTGGAATCTGGGCTTCTGGGTTCTGCATCGATTAGAATGATTTTAACTTTGTAAGTATTCTTTGGTAGGTCGCCATCAAACTTGATCGAAAGCGACTTGAAGTATTTAGGGCTGTCATCTGCAACGTAGCCCAGAGATACAAGAGCATCAGCCGTAAATTTTGAAGCAAGAATACTATTGTCACAATCGTACCTACTGCAATAAGAGATATGTATCTCAATGCTTTTAGCAAAGTATTTGTCATATTTGTCAAGTTCTAGCTTTACTATTTGTTTATATTTATCACCTTGTTTTTTTCTGATTGCAAAATGCCTACCAGCATAGTATTCGTTGAGGCTTGGTGGCTTGGGCAACTCAAGAGTAATCTCTATCGTTTTGCTGGGATGAATTTGCATTTGTCTTTTGGAACGTTATAGGTTATGTCAACACCGGAACGATACTTTGTTTTGATGTTCTTAATCGTTCTGTACTCTTCCTTGAAAATATCGGAACTCTTGCACATAACCATAGCACCGGTCTCACGGCAAACAATTACATAAAAGAACTCTGTGTCTTCCCACTTTTTCTTCCTAGAAAGAAACGACACAGTTGGAAAAGGAAAATCCTCACGAGAAGTCCAAGGGTAGTTTATTTTAACCTCGGCTTCAAGGAGGATTATTTCGCCTTTCTTGATAGCTGCAATGTCTATGCCATATGTCTCACCCCTCTTGGGGATAATCTCGTAGCCAGCCTCTCGTGCTAACTGCTCAACCTTTGCAATGCCCCAAGCGTTATTCTCATCGTAAGAACTCTTGACAAACTTTCCTGCTGGTGTAGCCATTATTTGTTTTTATCGATAGCAATCTGAAGTAATATCAGATACCCGATGATGTCGGATATTGTGTCTTCAGTGCTATCATTAATGCCCGAATTTTTGATACGCATAAGTTTGTCATCGAGCCGACAAGAAATGTTATCAATAGCGGAACCACGAGCAAACACATTAGCAGGATACAAAGCACTATCTCCATACGCTGCATTCTTGCCGATGAGTAAGTTCTTGATTGCATCACACTTTTGCTCAATTAGTTTCGAGGTTTCCATACACAAATATACTAAATAGTTGTTAAATAAATTCTATACGTTTCACTGACTGCTTTTCTCCGTTACAAAGTACAAGCCTACCATTGTGTAAGTTAACAAAGATGTACTTCTCTTCCGCACCGGTGTAGTCATTGATGTCTACCTTGTAGGTTGTTCCATTGATGCTAATGTGTGTATTGTCTACAACCACACACTCACCAACATTGTCGTAAGTAGACCAGACAAATAGTGCAACAAATGCAATCCATCTATCTTTCCACTCATCGACACTATACATCAAGGGTTTGTTGCTTTGGCTCTGGTCGTTCATTGTCTTGTTCTGCTGAATAATACTTTTGTCCTTCTCTCATCTCGTAGTAACGATTGGTAATCCGATCGTAGTACATATACACATATCCAAGGTTTCCCACAATCTTTGGCTTGGCCTTGACAATGCTAATCTTAACCTGGTTAGGCTCGTATGGGATACCATTCTCGTCCTCCAGTCCGTAAGGGCAACGCCATACATTTACAATCATCATCCCCTTGCGAGACCACTGCATACCGCCTGCGATGTCGTTCATAGATGGAATGTCTACATAGCCAACTCCGTTCTTGTACTTGGTCTGCTGGTGCTTGGTGTGTACGGTGACAATGGTGTGGTAGTCACGCTCTGATGAGTGCTTACGAATGCGGGTAAGAATCTGCCCAATGGCAATGTCATCACGAACACCAGAAGATACATCGGTCTTAATCTCGGTGAATGGGTCAAGCACACAGCCATCAATCTTAATGCCTTTCTTCTCAATAGATTCAACAGCACTGTAGAAGCCCTCGATAGTCATATCACGAAGGCCGTAGTCAATGATATAAAAGTGGCTAGACACAAACTCAATAGCACGTTCTGCTTCTGCGTCAGAGGCCGTAATCCTATCGTTGAGGATAAATGGCTTACGCAAGTACACCCAGCATAGTTCTGCAAACAAGTCAGCAGGAGAGCCGGTCTCTGGTGAGTAAACAGCCCACTTCCACCCACTGAATTGTGAGAGGTTCATCATAATCTCAAAGACGAACTGGGACTTACCTTGGTGCGCCCCTGCGTACACATAGGTAGTGCTACCACGCTTGAGAGAATACTTGTCAAACAATCCGGCAAAGCCGGGGTACTCACCACGTTTCATACCGTGTGAGCGCATATGCATCAACTGCTCCTTGAGCTTGTCTGCGGTGTAGATAAATTCTTCCATTGTTGTTTTTTGGTTATTTGTTCTTTTGCCCAAGCAGAACTTGCTTGTGTATCTCTTTCACACGAAATCCTTGGATAGACTTTTTGTCAAGTCCAAGTCGTGTCATTGTCATTCCCATTGCGATGATGTCATTGTTGAGGTCATCGATATTGTCAGCATTAGACATTGCCCAGTGCTGCTTGTAAATGTTCTGGTAAGACTTACCACGCATCTTCTTCCAAGTGAACTCACACTCGTAGTAGTAGATGTCTAAATGTTCTTCGTTCTCCATCTCACAAATGTAGATAAAAAAGGAGGGACATTTCTGCCCCTCCCTTTAATAATCAAATTAATATCAGAAAGGAAAATCGTCCTGTACTTGTGGTGCAGCAGGAGCAACACGATT